GTACATGCGCCACAGGCGGCAGCGCGCCGGGGCCATCTCGGTGCAGATGGTGACGATGCGGCGCACGTCGTCCATGTCCGCGATTTCGGGGAGCCCGAGCTGGTAGGTAGCCCAATAATCTCCGGTGCCGTCTTCTTCGATTGCGGCTGCGTATCCGAACAGGCGCAGCGCCGCATGCAGGCTGGCCGGCGTTCCCTTGATGCTGTGCCAAGGAATGCTGTTGCGGATTGCCGCCGTCAGTTGTTCCGTGGTGGTGGCCGCATCGCGGAAATCCACATGAAATTGCCACGCCAGCTGCTCAAGTTCCGGCAGGCCGAGTTCCTTCAGGCCGCCTCCTGCTACAGTCAGCCGGGCGAGGGCGGGGAGCATGCCGGTGGTGTCGCTTCGGTTCAGCCTTGCGTAGAGCAGCAGATTGGGGACGGCCAGCGTCGTTCTGAGCAGTACGCCGTCCAGAGCCCTTGCCGCAGAGGCGATGGTCGTATCTTCGGCAATGGATGACGGCAGAAGCTCGGCGAAGGCCCCCGATTCCCAGATGCGGCTACTCATCTTCAATCCCCATGAAACGGAGGACGACCTTTGTCTCCCGGGCAAGCTGGCGCCCGGTCAGGGGCGTGAATTCAGGCTGCACCACGCGTACCCGACGTGCCCCCGCCTGCTGCATGAGGGAAATCAGACGGGTCGGGTTGATGTCTCTGCCCGCCGCGCTGCGCTGCCAGACCCGGTACCGTTCCACCGCATCCGCCACTGCGGACTGGATGCTGGCGCTCAGGGCGGCGTCGCGTCGGCTGAGGTCCCATTCAACGTCTATTTCGTAGGAGACGAGTTCGGGGCCGCGGACCGTCACCGTGTCCGTGAGCGGACGCACGTCGCTTGCGGACAGCCTGTCCCGGGCGGCGGCCAGCATTTCGTCGCTGGGCAGTTCTCCGCCCGTAGCCACGAGGATGACCTCGACGGTGCCGGGTTTGGGGGTCCAGATGGCGGCTTCGGCGATATCCTGATGCGCCCGCAGGGCATGGTAACGGTACGCGCCTTCGGGACCGGCGCAGGTGAAGGATTCGGGGGCCAGCTGGATGCGCTCACGGTACCGCGCGTCCGTTTCGACGTCGGCCCCGCCAGAGGAGGTGGTGGTGTTGACCGTTTCCGAAACGTAGGGGAGCGGATCGACAAGACGGCTGATCTGCCCGGGGAGAAAACCGTTGCCTTTTTCCCCAGCTTCGACCGCCATGGCCACGGTGTCGGCGCTGAGGTCCCCGGCCTTGATGACGAGCGTTTTTTGAGTTGCAAACACCATCCCGTTGTCGGCGGTCGTGACCCGGGTGCCTCCGGGAACGGACACGTCGAACGGGAGCGGTTCCCTGAGACGGAACTGCTGGGTGTGCTTGGCGTATGCCTTGGCCAGACGCGAGGTCCCCACCATCTTGCCGATTTCGTCGAGATGCTGCCCTTCGGCATAGGCCAGCAGGTTCTGCCGCCCGGCCAGATTGATGAGATTGTTCTGCAGGGCGATGAGGTAGGCAAGGGACTCGAGGAAAAGCCGCACGGGATCGCCGGGATAGAGCGTGACCTCCGCGATGCCTTCATATGTCGTGAGAACGGATGCTTCGATCTCGGCGGGATCGATTTCCGCAAAGGTGATCTCGCTCACAGTTCCACGCCCTCCCTCATGTCGTAGACGATTTTTGTCGCGCATTTTCCGGCCATGCCTTCAGCGGGCAGTGTCTCAAGCGCGATCTCACGCACGATGATGCGAGGTTCATGGGTTTCGAGGACCTCGGTCAGCCGGGCGATGCGACGGGCGGCTTCAAGAGGGGACGGCGTGTCCACGGCGCTGCCGTCGTGCGCGAAACCGCGGTCGAGGGGGACGGAATACATGAACGTGGTCAGGATCATCCTGATGTTTTGCTCGATGCTCCTGATACCCGTCGCACCGATGAGCAGAGCGGTCTTTTCTCCAGTGAGGGTCAGCGTGCGCATCAGAGGTACTCCTTCAGGGACAGGGTCACGTAGGCGCTGTACATGCGTGCCCCGACGCTGCGGATACCGTCCACGGCTACATGTTCGAGCACGTAGTTGCCGCGGTTGCGCCCGGCAAGGATCAGGCGCTGGGCCTTGCCTTCCCTGCACAGCGTCCGGAGGCGTTCGATTTCACTGTCGGGATCAAGCCCGAAGTCCGCACGCAGCAGGATGCTCAAGTCGAAGACGTCCAGCTCAGGTGCGAGGAATTCAAGGCGCGGCGGCGCGCCCAGCACCTGATGCTCCTCGAAACGTGCGGCGCTCTCCATCGACAGAGCCGAGGGAGTGAAGGTTCGCCCAGCGCCCGGGATGTTGACTTCGAAAACGATGTCGCCAAGGCTGCCCACCTGCATCACGCGCCTCCGCTGGGCTTGCCCGATGTGTCGGAACCGCTTTCCACGCCCGTGTGCCGGTGTCCGATAAGGGAGACGCTTCCCGCAGTCACGTCTGCGTCGGGAACGGCGAGGCCGCCGCGGCGAATCCGCAGGTTGCCGAGCACGTCTCCTTCGCCCGGGCCGCCGTCGTAGCCGGAATAGGACAGTTGCCCCGCCAGTTCGATGAGGGGAGCCTTGAGCGAGATACGTGCCTTGGATTCCACCGTTGCGTCTCCCTGCGCCACGGCGGCCAGCGTCCCTGCGGCGTGAATGTCGACCTTGCCCGTGGTTTCAGCCTCGATGTCGCCCTCCACTTTGGCGATGAGCCTGTGCCGGACGCGGTCGTACCAGAGTTCCGTGCCGTCCTCGTAACGGCGATAGTCGATATGCGCGTCCTGCGCCGGGTCGGGCACGGCGGGCGAATAGACGGCCCCGAGCACGACCCCGGCTTCGAGGCCCTGACCGGAAAACAGGACGGCCACGGGCTCTCCCTGATCGGGCATGGTGATATCCTGATCCCGGAGCACCCGGCGATGAAGCGTGGCCAGCGGCATGCTGACCATGCCGTGCCCGTCCGCGAGCTGGACCCGGGCGTAGCCCCCTTCGACGCCGGTGACCTTGCCGAAGCGCAGGGATGCGCCGCGGTTCGCTTCAAGGGCGGCTATCCGGCGTTCAAGATGTGCGATGTCGAATCCGGCCATATGAGCCTCCTAGTATGAGAGCGTCCTGCGGATTTCGGCGGACGTGCGGTAGCCGGATGAGGAAACGGCATGTTCCGCCTTTTCCACAAAATACGAGCCGTCCAGCTTGCCGAACCCTGTCAGCCCGATGACGATTCCGGCCACGAGCCCGGGGTTGCCCATGATTTCGATGGTGGCCTTATCCTTGTTTTTGTTGGTCTGCCGCAGGCCGGACTTGCCGAGCCGGATGGCTTCGGCGGAAGACTCCACCCGCTTGTTGAGCTGCAGGGTCTTCTCATCCGGTTGCACATTCTCTTTGGGAGCGGACACTTCGGCTTCGTGCGTCGTGCCCGATGTCGGATCGGTGTAGGCGACCTTCGCCTTCGAGTACCCTGTGCCCGACGACGACTCGCGGAAACGGTAGGATGTGGGCGAATACAGGCTTCCCTTTCTGGGAATGGTCAGCGACGCCCCCCTGCCGTCGGCTCCTGCACCATCAAAGAGGATCAGTTTTCCGTCGTGTACCTTGCAGTTCATGCCGCGTTCGGTGGAAAGGCGCTGCAGGAAGGCGAGATCGCTTTCTTCCCGTTGATCCTGTCGGGAGAAAGTGTGTTCCGGGCCGTCGTACATGAGTTCCAGCCCATTGCGCCCGGCCACGTCCCTGGCCAGCTTGCGGAGCGAGAATGATTCCCATGCCTGCGTCTTCTTTTCATCGCGCAGCCCGGTGGTCAGCGCGGAAGAGACGGCCTTGATGTCGACTTTGTCCGGAGGCCCTGAAAATTCGAGTTCGTCGATGCGGAAGGTGCCGCAGGGCAGGGACAGGTCGACGCCTTCCTGCTCCCAGTCCCGCGCCACCAGCGTTGCCGTGACGTCCATCCCGAGCGCCGGGCGCCAGTCGCCGTGCCACTTTCCGTCGCGGTCATGCAGGGAGAGGCGGATTTCGTCGGCTTTGCCCGAGGCGTTGTCCGTGAACTTGAAATCCAGCAGAGCGGGATCGATGGCGCTGGCGGCGTCATGCCCGTTGATGGAAACCTGCAGGCTGACCCGGCGAACGGGCTGTATCCTTTTTTCGGCGGTTATCGCATCCATGGAGGCAGCTCCGTCTGTACAGGTTGCGGGGTGTAGCCGGGAACCGTCAGCTCGACGCCGCCGGAGAAGATGACCACATCCATGAAGGATGGGTTGGCCCGCATCAGCAGGTGCGCCAGACGGGGCTCGCCCCAGAGGCGGTAGGCGACGCTGTCGAATGTGTCGCCCTGTACGGTCCGGTAGGTCTTACTCATACGCGAGTCGCTCCTGATCATGGACGATTTGCGACAGCAGCCGCTCGAATTCGCCCTTGTTTTGTTCAATGGCCTTGATGACGCGCTTGGCCAGCGCGCTGTCCGTGATGCCGGAGATAGAGAACTGGAAGCTGGCCGAGACATTTGCACCAGCCCCGGGGAGTCCTGCTGGGCCATTGCCGTTCATGGCGGCCAGTACCGCAGCATCAGGCTGGCCCGGCGGCTGCAGCGCTTCGGGCGCGGTCGGCATGGCGGCGGAAAATGCCGGGGGTATGGCGGAAGGCTTGGGGGCGCTCGCTCCCAAGGCTTCCGGGGGAGCTGCCGTTTTGTTCTGCAGTTCCTCGGTTTTTTTGTCCGCGGTTTCGTCGGCCTCATCAACGAGGCCCAGCCATTCGGCTACGGTGCGCAGTTTGCCGCCTACCCAGTCAATCTTGTCCCCGATCCAGCCGAAGACGGTGTCGAAGACAGCACGCACCGGTTCGCAGGTGTTGTACAGATAGGCCATGGCTCCGACGACGGCTCCGATGGCCAGCACCACCCAAGTCAGGGGACAGGCAAGGAAGGCGGTGTTGAGTGCCCACTGCGCTGCGGCCATGACGCCCGAGACGGCAGCGCCGCCCACCATGACCGCCTTGTGCCAGAGCCATGCCGCCCCTGCGCGGAGGGCCGACACCCGGGAGGCGTCAGAGGCGGACGTGCCCGCGGCCAAGCTGGGAACGAACAACGCCAGTGCGGCCCGACCGATGTTGAAGGCTCCGGCCAAGGTATGGAACACATAGGCTCCGGCCAGCCCGGCGACGCGCAGGGCCATGAAGCCGGCCACGGCACCCACGATGACGGTGGTCAGGGTTTTGTGCTGCTCGGCCCAGTCCGCCATGCCGATGATGACCGGCCCCACCGCGTCCAGAATATCGTTGACTGCGGGAAGGAGGACGGAACCGATGGTCACGCCGAGTTCCCGTGTCTTGTTTCCGGCAATGATCAGGGCGTCAGCCGTGGTCCGGGAGCGGTTCTCGAACTCTTTCTGCATCGCCCCGGCATACAGCGTTTCGTCGGAGGCAATGACGAGATTCCGTTTGACGAGATCGAGGCTGTCCAGCAGGGGGGAGATCGCCGCGATGCTTTCCTTGCCGAAAATCTCCTGCATGATGGAGAGCTGCTGGGCCTTGGGCAGTTGCTTGACCGCCTCAAGGACGCTGATGATGGCCGCCGGGCCGTCCTTTTGCATCTGTTGGGCCAGCTTGACCGTATCGATGCCGAGCTTGGCGAAGGCTTCCTTCTGGCCTTTGGTCGCCGCCTCGCCGGACGTAAGGCTGAGGATCAGGTTCTTGATGCCGGTGGCCGCGATCTCGGGGCTGACCTTCATGGCGTCGAGGGTCGCGGCCAAGGCCGTCATGGGCTTGGCCGCCACGCCGCCCACGTTGCCGAGGGGGCCGATGCGCCGCACCACATCCGCGATCCCTTTTTCCGTGGCCGACGTCGTGTTGGCGAACTGGTTCATGAGGTCGAGCATGCTCCGTGTTTCAGGCATGCTCAGGTGCATGGCGGTCCGGTAGCCGCCGATGGCGTCGGCGGCTTCCTCGGTGGACATGCCGAAAGCAACGCTCATGTGGGCGGCCATGGTCGTGAACTCGCGCAGCTCGTCGACGCCGGTCATGCCCTGCTGGCCTCCCGCCGCGAACAGCCCCGCCAGCTGTTCATGGGTCAAGGGCAGTTCCCGGCCCATGCGTTTGATGGCGGTTTCCATCTCGTAGTACTTGGGGGTCAGGTTGCCGGACGCGTCGCGCATGCCGTCGATGGTCTTGGCGGCATCGGCCATGGCGCTTTCGAACTGGACGGCGGCGCGCACCGGCGCGGCCACGGCAAGGGCGGGCACGATGGCCTCCATCATCTGGCCGCGGAGTTCCTTGCGGCGATTCTGCGATGCCTGTGCCTGCGTCAACGCGTGCAGCCGGGTTTCCGCCCGGGCCAGTTCCGTATTTGCCCGGGCTTGGTTATGCGAGATGGTTTCGAGGTTCAGGCCGTAGCGTTCGGCCTCGACGCGGAGGCTTTGGTACGCCCGCAGGTTGCCCTGCAGTACCTGCCGGGCCATGTCGTCACGTCCGCCGTTGGCCGCCAGTGTCCGGTTCGCTTGCGTGATATTGGCACGCAGTTCGGATGCCCGGGCCGCCATGGCTGTCTGGCGGTTCAGGCTTTCCACGCGCTGCGATGTGGCGCGGACGCGGTTTTCCACGGTGCTGAAGACCGACGCAACCGTTGGACTTAATGCCGCACCTATGGCAAAACCTATGGAAAAGGAGCCGCTCGACATGTTCTACTCCGCCATCATTCACATCATCGCCTACGGCCTCATCGGGCTGGCCGTACTTGCCTTTGCCGCCATGCTGCTCGGGCAGGCCGCGGAAGCTCTGTATTCCGCGTGCGCCTTCCTGCGTCGCCTTACCTGCCTGCGGCATTGATTTCCGCCTGCAGGGCAAGGGCCTCCTCAAGCCATTGCCGCAGTTCCTCCCATGTCAGAGCCGTCAGCTCGGACAGAGGCCAGCGGGTCAGAAAGTTGAGTTGCAGGACGGTTCGCCGGACCGTTTCCGGGGACGGCAGCTCCCCGAAATCGCATGAACTGCTGCTGCAGTTTGCCGTAATCCTCCATATCCAGCGCTTGAATGTCTTCCACTCCGATGCCGCACAGCACGGCGTAGAGCCTGCTTTCGCCGGCGATGTCCAGAGCGTCCCGAATCGGGTTGTCCATGACTTCCTTCACGCTCGGCCTGTGCATGACGAGTCTTTTCAGTTCCCCGTCGGGGAGCTGCACGGGATAATCCAGTTCAATGGTGACGGTGCGTTCCTTGGCCATGAGAGCCTCCTTACATGCCCAGATTGTTGCGGACGTCGGCCAGCACATCGACGCCGTTGATTCTGCAGATGAAATCGAACTTGCCGATCTCCACCAGCTCCGTGCCGTCGATGGAAAGTTTCAGGTAGTAGAGTTCCAGCTCGGACTCGCTTTCCATTTTTTTGGCGGGTTCGAGCTTGCCCAGTCCGACCTTCTTCGGCATGGCCTTGCTCACCAGCTTGAACGCCTTCTGTACGAAGGTGCCCGTACCGGGATCGAGCTGCTGGATGGACCCGCGGGCTTCGAGGTAGTGCCCCACGGCCTCCAGCAGGGACGTTGCGCTGGCCGTGGGCACGTTCCACTTGATTTTGAGAGGCAGGGCCTTGAACTGCCCGGCCACGGGAATGTCCATTTCGCCGGAGATGCCGAGGCCCGTGAGGGACTCGGTGAGGTATTCGAAATCGGGCAGCTCAACGGATGCAACGCCCAAAAGGTCGATTCCGTCACGGTAGATTTTGGCGTTGGTGAGCACCGCGGGGATGCCGCCGGTCAGGGGAAGGTTGGATGTGCTTGCCATGGAGGACTCTCCTTATGCGGCGGACGCGAAAAGCGTGTTGAGGTAGGCCGGGTCGTACTCGAGGATGAACACCAGCTCGCGTCCGGCCTGCGGCGGGGAGACGTACACATGCCAGCGAACCTTGCCGGAGAGCAGGTCGCTGGTGGGGTTGTCCGCGAGTTCGAAGGTGACCCGCGCCCCAAGCAGAAACTCGCGTCCCACAAGCCCGTTGAGCCAGATATTGAAGGTTTCCTGCACTGTCTCGATCATCCGGAGCCGCACGGGATTGGAAACGAACTGCCAGCAGGTCAGGACGAGCGTGTTGCCGATCCAGTTGAACATGCGCCGGATCGGGATGCTGGTGTCCTTCACGTCGGTATTGCCGGGATAACCGGCTGTCTGATCGCCCCATGCCACAAGCCCGCCGATCATGTTGAGTCCGGTCACGATGCCGTTGCCGTTCAGGTAGGCGGCTTCGGCTGGCGTGAGATGCAGTTCCCTGCCGGCATGGATCAAGCCTTCGCAGGCGAGCTGATAGTTGCTCGGGCTCCAGTAGGGGATACCGCCGTTGGCGGCGTCGCGGGCGGCGATGACGCCGGCAAGGTGGGACGAGCCGCACTCGGCGCGGCCATTGTAGACGGGGCTGCCGTACATGCAGAGGAGGTTGTCGTCCGTCAGGTTGTTGTCGTTGAGCCACGCCGGAACCTCCGTGTATTTCTGCACTTCGGCGGGTACGTCGATGAGGCCGATGGCGCGGAAATGGCCGCAGATGTCCTTGCAGGCCGCTCCTATGGCCTTCCCCACTGCCGGATCGCCGGAAAAGCCCGGAGCCAGAATCTGTCCGGGGACGAGACGGAACCGGGGAAAGGTTTCCTCGGCCAGCGCCAGCCCGGTACGACGCAGATCGCCGTCGATGCCGCCGATGATGTCTTCCTTGCTGACCTTGCCGACATCCGGCTTTGTCCGGCCCTCCTCGCCTTCGAGGGGCGACGTGTGCATGGCGGGATCGAAGACGTTGATGGCCACAAGGGGTTTGACCTTGTACCGTTCGAAATAGAGGCTGGCCATTTCGTACAGGGTGTAGTCGGACGGAGACTCGCCCTCCTTCAGGCCGCCCATGCCGGCGACGAATTCGGGCATGCTGTAATACAGCTTCGGTTCGTTGACCGGGGCCTGCGTGCCTTCGGGGAGGTTGTGTACGGGGGCGGTGCCCACTACGACGGGCAGCGCCGATTCCACCTCCACGGGCGTCACCAGTCCCGTAGCCTGTTCCTCTATGTATACGCCGTGTCTGTAAGCCATGGTTTGCTCCTTCGCCGTTATTCGTTGCCCTGCATGGTCCAGTGCGTCATCACATATGCCTCGGCAAACGACGGGGCCTGCTCGTCGGGACGTGCCCATGGCGCCAGTTCCCCCTCGCGGTTGCCGGCGGCCAGCACATACCGCCCGTCCAGCGCGTCTTGCCGATGCCTCATGAGGACACGCCGCACCAGTGAGATGAGATTATGCAGATCGTTTTCCGCGCCTTCGGGTTCGTCGTTCCAGACGACGAGGCGCAGCGCCACTTCCACCCGCTCGAATCCGTCTTCCGTCCCAGAGCCCGAGACGGCCTGCACGACGATGAGCGGAGCATCATAGTCTTCTCCCGGTTGCGTGGGGGGCCTCCTGCCGATGGATACGGCGACGGGCCGCGTCTTGGGGGACTGCCGGTCCCGCCGGTCCCGCGTGCGGGTCAGCAGGGGCAGGTTTTCAAGCTCGGGCATCAGACGATTGCGGATAGCCTGCAGCAACAGAAAGGTGTTCATCGTTTCTCCAGCCGGTAACGCACTTCATGGCGCAGCCGTTTCTCGAACATTTCCCGCGCCCGGCGCTCCACAGGATCATGCACGGCGCGGAATGCCGCGAAATATTGCACGGGATACCCGTAAACCCGGACCAGCCTTCCGCCGGAGGTGCGCCGCAGCATGACCAGCCTTCCGCCGCTGCGGATGACGAAGGCCGCGGATCTGCCTCCTCGGGCGGGCAGGGTACGGATACCTTCGCCCGGGCCGGTGCTGTGGCCGCTCAGGGGCCAGTCACGGCTGCGTCGGCCACGTCGGGCCGTGACGCGTTTGGGGATCAGACGGAAGGCGTCCATACCGAACGGCTTGCCCCGAACGCCGATTTCCGCCCGGATTTCCGACGCCGTCGTCCGCACGAGGGGCTTGAACACCGCCGTGGTGATCTTGGCCCGTTGCAGGTACGTTACCTGTGCGGTCTGGCGGATGACGTCCGTGCGCAGCGTTACGCCGGTACGTCGAACAGCGGCTTGCACGGCCTTTTCAAGCTGCCCGCGCATGGCGGACAGAGGGCGGGCGATGGCGGCAAGCTCCCGCGTGTCCACATGCAGCTCAAGCATGGTTCCCCTCACGAGTACGGGCGCATGACCCGGATTTTCAGCAGCCCCATTTCCAGCGCCACAGCGTTGTCGTCCGGAGCCACCTGCCATTCTTCGCCGTCGATGCGGAGCATCTGCTCGGGGACGGGACGCCGCGGCAGGATGTCGGCCACATACAGCGTCCGTGTCGCTTCCTGCAGCGCCAGTCCGGCGGGATCGGCAAAACCGCCTCCGGAAGAGGTGCTGAAGGAACCGTGCCCTTCTTCGATGACCGCCGTTACCGGCGTGCCGTCGATATCGATCTCTTCCCCGAACTCGGCAGGGTCGAGAAAGACTTGCGCGATATCGTCTTGGAAATCAGTCTTGAGAGTCATGGCGATGCTCCGGGTGGCGCCCTTCCATGAGCAGGACGCGTTCTTCCAGACTGTCGATGCGCTCATGGACGCGATCCAGCGCATGGCGGCAGTCGTCCTTGTGCACCAGCTTGAAGCGGATCGTATCGAGCTGGCTGACTTTCTGGCCTACATCCTTCACTTCGGATTTCAGGGACTTGAAGATGTAGACGAGGGTACCCAGATTCAGGGCCACGAGCCCGCCGATAAGGCGTATCGCCCAGTCCAGCGCGGTCGATATCTGCACTGCCTCTACCTGCATGCCGCCTCCGCCCGCTCGATCCAGAGCAGAAGTTCCGCCCCCTCGGAGGCTGGAAGATGTATCCATTCGCCATGTTCCATGTGCCATTCTCCGGCATGCTCATAGGCCCACCCATCAGTGACGATCGCCCCCGGCGTCGTCGGGGCCGGGGCAAGGGCGCTTGTCGACGCCCCCACGCTGCTGCAGCCATGCAGTGCCGCCGTCAGCGCGCACAGAAGCATCATGCGTCTTGCGGCCCCTCTCGCGAATCCAGACGTAAAGGCCATAGGCGATCCTCACCAGCAGGACGAACCAGCTACCGTTTCCCATCGGACGGGACGGTCTTCTGCGTGGAACGGTTTTTCATCCGCTCGTACAGCGTTACGGACAGCGCCGGCACGCACGTTACAACCCTGTACACGGCGCGGTAGACTGAAGAACTGGCATCAGTGGGGGCGGGCATCAGTGCCTTGGCCAGAACGCATCCGCCGACAGCCAGCCCCACAACGCCCCATCCCCATGCGGGGAGGAACGCCGCCGCTTGGGCCAGCAAGTCAATCAATTCCTGCTCCATATCCATCAGTTCACCTCATTGTGCCCGGGACAGTAGGTTCGGGTGCGCCAGCCATCCAGAAACTGCCGGTTGCCCGGGTTTTTCGCGGCAATGGCCACGTAATGCGCCCCTTGCAGGCAATTGAGCCAATGCACCATGTCCTCGGGACTGCTGCGTTTCTTAAGAATGTCGGCCATGGCGGACAGCGTTTTGTTCCCGAGGGCTCCGTCTTCGGCCAAATCCGGAAAGAGGGCTCGCTTGCCGGACTTGTCGTAGTTGAGGGCGTTGCAGAGGCGTTGCAGAGAGCGCACGGCACCGCCGCGGCCCAAATTGACCGCCTGCTCGAAGAGTTCATCGGCAAGCGTCTGGGGCAAGGTGCCGAGGGACATGCGGTCCCACCATTCCGTGCGGTACCAGTCCTCGACCATGTCCCGCAGGCCGGGGATGCCGTCGAGATGGCGGCTGAAGGCTCGTGCCCCGGAGCGGAAAGAGGTGTGCTGCTTGGCGCCGTCGATGGTCTTCCAACCCGGCCAGCCCGGCCAGAAGTTGCGGGCGATGCCGGCGTAGGTCTCGCCGCCGCGGTCCCCCTCGACATTGCACCAGCCGCCTTCCCACTGACGGACGGGGTCATAGGCTTTTTCAAAGATGGCCATAGAGTCCCCCGCTAGGCGGTGATGCCGGTCAGAATGTAGCCGGCCCCGGCGAACTGAACGCACTCGTCCGTATTCTGCCGGACGCGGTACACGTCGCTGCGGGTTTGCTCTTCTCGGTACTGTTCGGTCACAAGAAGGCCCGGCGCATCTTCTTCCCAGATGAACGTGCGCCCGAGAGAGGGCTCTTTCAGGTCCTGCCCGCCGGAAGAAAGACGGGCAAGCAGCACTTTGTCCTTCGGCCAGATGGCCTCGATCTGCTTGGGTTTGCCTTTCTTGGCGCTGTTGAAGACCGCGCCGGCCACCACGATATTTTCAACGCCGAAGTAGGCTTTCAGCTGTTCAATGGTGAGCTGGCCCCGGATGGCGTTGGGGCTGGTGTACTTCACCCGCTCCATGACCGCCTCGCACATGCTGATGTGCCGGAGCACGTCTTCATCCATTACGAGGGCATTGGGCTTCAGGCCCACGGCATAGCGAAAGTGCTCCTTGGCCTTTTCGACGTCGGACAGGGGATCGGCGTCGACGTAGCTGTTCCACGCCTTCGCAGCCGCGGCGTTTTCGAACGTGTCGGTATTCATGACCTTGGCGGCGACGCGGCGTTCCTGCGACCGCAGCACCATCAGGACGGCACGCTGCACGGCCACCACTTCCGCATCGAAGTAATCGCGGAACATCGCCGCTTCGGTGTCGTCCAAGGGCTCTTCCCAGCCGTTTTCCTTGCACGTGTAGTCGGCCCACTCAAATTCCCAGTCGCCGCGGGCATAGGCGCTGCGCGGGGCACGCAGGGTATCGCCGACTTCGAGGATGGCCTCGGCGGGGATGACGGGGTATTGGGCGGATTGCAGGCGGGTCATGAATCCGGGCAGCACGATCTGGCCGACAAAGCCTTGCTGCGCGGCGGAAAGCGAGAATTCATAGGCCAGGGTCCCGAGGTCGGGACGAACAATGGCTTCACTGGTTCTGGGCATCAGGCATCTCCTTATTCGCTGGCTGCCGCAGCAGCGGAACGGTCAAAGACGGGAACGATTTCGATAAGTTCTTCATTGGCGGCAGCGATCAGGGCAATCCCGACCGCGAGAGCCGAGCCGCTTTGGGCGACCACAGCTCCATCCGCTCCCGGGCTGACCAGTGCCCCGGCGGGAATGTTGCCCCCGGCGCGCACTTCGACAGTGCCCGGCGTGTTGATCAGACGGACTGATACGAGTTCACCCGCGGCCCGAGCGCCGATTTCCACAAAACCGAGTGGTGTGCCGTCCGCGCCGCAGGCTTCCACCCCCGCCGCGCCGAGCTTGACGACGCTCTGGTGGGCGATGGCGGCCCCGGCTGCAAAGGTCTTGCGCGAATTTTCATAGTAGCTCATCGCGTACCTCCCTTCTGCGCGGCATCGAGCCACGCCTTGTGCTCTTCAGGATGGTCGATGCTGACGCTGCGGATGGCCTCGCCCCGGCTGCAGCCCTCCTTTTCCATGTGGGCCTTCACCAGCGCCTCGAATCCGGGCTTGGCGGCATCCTGTTCCAGCCCGGCCAGAGGGGTGGCCGGCGCGTTGTCATGGGCGGAGCGCAGCGCGTCGAGCTTGTCCTGCATGCTGTCCTTTTGGGCTTCCTTGCCGACCAGCGCCGCGAACGCCTTCTGCATGGCCTTGGCCTGTTCGGGCCTGATGCCGCTGGCGGCCAGATCGCGGAGCGTTTCCGCGCTCTGTTCACCCAAGAGGCACGCGGCCAGAGACAGCATGCGTTCAAGCTCCGCGGATGCGCCTTCGGCCCGGGCCGCGTCGGCGGCACTTGCGGCTTGCGCGGCGTGTTCCTGTTCCAGTTCCGCCCGGAGCGCCGCCACCGCCTCGGGGTGTTGCTCCCTCAGTTCAGCAAGAGTCATGTCCAAACCTTCCTTGATGTGGGTGATAAAGGCTTCCCGGGAACAAACCCGGTCGACAAGCCCCGTTTTAAGGGCTTCCGTGCCTGTAAACATTTTGCCGTCGGCCATGGCCAGCGCCTTCTCGCGGCTGACGTTGCGCCCGCGTTCCACGGCCTGCAGGAAAAGCTCGTAGGTGTCGTCGATGCCGGACTGCAGATAGGCCCGCATTTCCTCCGAGAGCGGCTCCACCATGTTGCCCGCGGCCTTGTAGTGGCCGGCGGCGATGATGTTGCATGTGATGCCTGCGCCTTCCAGCGCCTTGGAATATTCGCGGTGCATCATGACCACGCCGATACTGCCCACCTCGGCGGTGGCTGGCGCGGCAATCTCGCGCGCGTTGCAGGACAGCCAATAGGCCGCGCTGGCCATCAGGCCGTCGGCAAAGGCGTAAAGGGGCTTGGCGCTCCCGGCTTCAGCCACGACTTCGGCCAGTTCTTCGATGCCGTCGACGGTTCCGCCCGGGCTGTCCACATCCAGCAGGATGGCCTTGACGCCGCGGTCGGCGCAGGCGCTGCGCAGGGCCGCAGCGACGTCCCGCATGCCCGGAGCCAGCTGGTAGCCCCAGAAGGACAGGCCGCGTTTCGTCAGCACTCCCTCGACCGGAATGACGGCTACGGGACCGTCCATGCTGTACGGTTTCCCGGCGGCGGCAGGGCGGCCTTCACGGTTCCGCGCTTCGGCGGGTTGCAGGCGCAGCTCCTCGACAAAGGCCGTCAGCGCCTCCGGACGGATGGCCCAGAGCTGAGGGAGCGCGGCAAGAAAGTTACTGCTCATCTTCGTTCTCCTGCGGGGCGTCTTCGTTGCCGGCGGCGGGGCGCTGCGCGGGCGTTTCCGATTTCAGGCCCAGACGCTGCAGCAGTCGTTCCTCGCGCTGCCGGGTTTTGGCGAGCGTCTCGAAGTCGGTGCCCCGGCCATGGCAGATGGCCGTGCGGGTGTCGGTCATGCTGGCCAGCCCGAGGGCTTCGGCTTCCCGTTCCTTGGTCGGATCGATCTGGCCCCGGGGCGGGCGCGTCCAGATGCAGGACAGCCATGCCCGGGTGATGAGCGGAGAATCCCACAGCCTGGGCGCCCCGGAAGGGACGGCCAAGAGGCCGCGCACCCATGCCTCTTCGAGAACCATGGGCCACAGGCAGTTGAGGTAGCCGCGGATGAGCCAGTCCTGATACAGCGTGTGCAGTTTCCACACTTCCAGCAGGGCCGCCCGGGCGCTGCTGTAGTTGGTCTTTGAAAAGTCCTTGGCCACCATTTCGTAGGGCTGTCCGGTACTGGCCGCGGCAGCGCGCAGCACCCGTTCGTAGAAGGCGTCGAAGGTCGGCCCCGGGCGGGCGCTGGAGATGATATGCGGCTTGTGCCCTTCCTGCCCTACGGTCACGGTGCCGGGATTCATCTGCAGGGGGTAGTCGGCGGAGCCGGTCCTGCCGTTGAAGCCGCCCTGACCGCGCAGGGCATCGGCTGGCGTTTCGATAAAAACGGTGAACGAGGCCGCAATGAGCGCACCGACCAACTCGTAGTCGACGTAGTCAGCCAGATCGCGGAACTGCTTCATGGCAGGAGAGAGGACGCTGGTGCCGCGGGCCTCTTCCGGCATCCCGGAGTGGAAGCGGTGCAGGCAGCTCCAGCGATGCCCGGTCTTGCGCGGAACGTACTGGAAATAGGCGGAGGACAGGCCGGACAGCGCCATGTTCTCCGGAGGATTGGCGATGAAGTAGCCTTTCGGCTGGCCGCGTTCGCCGAGATGGACGCCGGAGCGGATATCCGTGCGGCTCTGCAAGTCGCTGGGCGTCCGCAGGCGGGCAGGGTGCAGGGCTTGCAGGCTCAGGCCGAAAGTACGTCCCGGCGTTTCATTCCAGTGCGTCAGGTGCAGGAATTCGCCGGTCACGAACATGCTGCGGACGGCCTGATATTGCAGATCGTCGAAGTGCAGCGTCTCTGCGGCGTCGGCTTCCGCACACCACAGGGACCACGCCGTTTCCGCCGATTCCGCGAAATCGGCGGCCTGTTCCTCGGTGATGCCCAACGTGGCCGCGTCGGGGTAGCTCTGGGGGCGCAGGCCCGGCCCGGCGACATTCAGCGCCAAGGCGTCGACGCAGCTGGCGGCATGGCCATCGTTGCAGGCAAGGGATTCGGCACGGAGCATGGCCTTGTCGAAACCGAGGCTTTCGGACAGGCGCTGGTCGCGCCGGGGATTCCAGTTGGCCAGCGTGCCGTCGTGCCCTCCGGCGATACGCCGCACTCCGGCCACAAGGCCGCCGGCGGCAGCCATGCAGTACCGGGCGTGCATGCGCCGCGCGGCCGTCCCGGGAGAGACGTAGGCGATCAGTCGGTCGAGGAGGTTGGGCTTGACCTCAAGCATCAGAAGCTCCCCCAGCCGCCGCGGCCCGGCAGGGCCTGCAGGAAACGCGGGTTGCCGTGCCCGGCCTTTTCGTCTTCCACGGTGCTCTGACCGTCGAGCCAGTCAAGCGTGGAGCGTATCTCGGGCAGGTCGGCCCGGCGCAGGCGGCGTGAGCCGATGGTGTATTCCTGCCCACGGCTGACCTTTTCCAGCGCTTCCTGCCACAAGGCGATCTGCCGGTTTTTTTCTGCTCGAGTGAATATGGCCATACATGCTGCTCCCGCCCTCGCAACTTTGGAGGGCACTTTTGCGACCATGTAACCCGCCCGGAAAAATCCGTCACTCCAGAGTGGATAGAATGGAGAGAATGGAGAAAATGAAAATCCGGCGTATCGTCATCTATTTCATAGGGATATAGGCAAAAAATAATGTTGATACTTGTGCCTGAAATTTTTTATCTCCAGTTATATCAGTAAGCTATATGGTATTTTAGACGCGTTTTTCAAAAAAAATTTTGCATGGAAAATCCCCCGTAACACCTTGGCATTCAAAGCATTACGGGGGATTGGGGGGAAGGGCCGGAACGTGCCTCAAAAAACGTTTTTTCGGCGGTCAGGCCCGGATAAGGCTGATTGTATTTAACAAATTGTTTTTATTTGCTTTGATGGTAACGAATCCGGACGTTCGGGGCCTGCCGATGGATGTCGATGAACATGGCCATCAGCTTGCGGTCCAGATTTTCAAGAAGCGCCCAGACCATCTTGCTCTGCGCCGGGGAGCCTGAAGCGCGCAGCAGGTCGGCATACACCATGAAGGGGGTCAGCATTTCGGCAACCGCGGCTCCGGCCAGCGGACCTACGGGGGATACGCGATCATCCATGGCAAACCGCCAACTGGTCCACCGCCTTGTTCCGGCCAAGGACAGTCGGGGGGAGGGGAATCGTTTCCGTCCGGTACCGGGCGGCGTGGGCCACGTCGAATACGGACTGAATCAGAGCCGCTTCATAGTCCGGGTCGTAGCCCCCGGCGATGATGGCATCCATGGCGGCACGGTACGGATCGGCGCATTGGGCGAACTTCCAGACGGGGTAGCAGACGTGGATGTTAAGCATGGTCCACCTCCCCTTGCCCCGTAAGGCCGGAAAGTCGGTTGCGGACATCGTGCAGGTCGCTCCACGCTCCGGAGAGGATGCGCGCCGCGCCGCTGGCCGGCGTTGCCGGAGAGGGATTGCTCATGAGGGAGAAGTAGCTCTGCAGCAGGGCAAGCCTGCCCATGACGTCATCGATGACGGCGATGGAGCAGCAGCACTGGCCAAGGGCCGCGCCGCGAAGGACGGGAAGGGATTGGGACATGGGACACCTCTGGCGTTTTTTTGATTGGAGTCTGTAAAATACAAAAACTCCGGGTGCTCAAAACTGACGCCAGTCAGCGGACATATTCCCGATTGCTCGGTCTTGTATTAGTCCACACCCGGAGGTAACTCCGTAGATTGCCCCTCAGAGGATAGACCTTGGGCACAAAAAATCCACGAATTGACGGTCGCGGAAGCCGCTGGCGTTTGAGGTGTTTTGAAGCACCTAGAAAGAGGGTTGCCAAAAGTTTTGTGAGATGTCAAGAATAAATATAATTTAATTATATTTAAAAAATAATGTCTACAATATGTTTTGCTATGTCTTCATTTTTTTATGTATATACTTATGATTTTCTTGGAATAATAATTCTTGCCATTCTACCAACAATGAAATATCTATTTATCTTACGATAAAAAATATTTTTTTCTATATTTAAATTATATACAGAAACACCTTGTTTGCTTAATAAGTCTTGTGAAATGGGATTGGTTGCATATGGATTGTGCAAAATACATAAAGAATCTTGAATTGTTTCTGATTTATTACGCATACGAATAGTATTATCTTTTATGCGTCCTTCTTCATTTAATGTGACATAAATAAAGTGTGTATTGAGTTTAGTGTATATTTTTGAACGCGCTTCCAGTTTAGAAAAAGTGGCACCACAGCTAAAAATAACAGCACTTACTTCTTTCATGCTATCATTTGTAAATAAACCAAGTGGAACAGATGATCCATTACTCTTTTTAATGTTCATCATTTTTTTTACAGGTACACCGTAATTATATACAGTTTCTCCATTATATTCATTTTTTTCATCTACATATAGTCCGTATAGAACAGGTAGAATACATCTATCATATTCTAGAAAGAAACAAGGTTGATCATAAGATCCCAAGGCTATTACAAATGGTTTGTCTTTTACATGATCAAGATTTGAATAGGACTTCTTATATTTTATATATTTTGAAGAGATAGAGTTTGCATATCTAATAATGGCATTTTTATTGTATTCGAAACCTACGTTAAAATTATCAGGATATACAGCTTCTGATTCTGGATTCATATCCTGAGCGTTGTTTGCAATAACGGCTTCAACTAGAATTTTTTGATCTTTATATGTTATTTCATAGTCTGGTGCAGCATAATCGTAAGTTGGATTTAATCCAAAATCTTTGAAAAGTTTATGTAAATAGACTTCCCAAAAGGTTGAGTTAAAAGTTGTTTGAAATTCTGTGACAATTTTGTTGTCTCTATCTGGAAAATCTCTAGCCCATTCTTGGAAAGCTTTTTGTACTGGTTTATAATTAGGATCAGAAAATTTTTTAAAATTTTCATGCATAGCTTCCGTATCTACAACAGGGGTAAAAAAATCTATGCTATTGGAGGGCATTGTCTGTTCCTTGGCTTATATACTACCAAATGTCACATTGTGTGAGACAGAAAGTATATTTTTTGAAAATTGACGTTCATAAGGGTTGTTCATGGGCAACAGGAAAGGAGCCTCTGTGAAAGAGGTTGCGAAAAAGACTCCTCCGTGTCAAGCGTGAACAAATATAAGGAGGTCGTTATGAAGAGAACGATACTGTTGATGGCCTTGGCCCTCTGCATTGCCTTGCTTTGCACCGCTTGCGGAGACGAACAGCTCGATTTCACCGGCAAGACCCCGGATCAGGTTTCTGCCGCCATCAAGGGCATCAACAAGAAAATTACCGATGCGAGCCTGCAACCCACCACGCAGGGGCCTTCCATCGCCTGCCTGACGTGGCTGGCTGATTCGACGGGTTCGCCCATCCTGATGGAGCAGAGCGACATCCGGATGGCGTTGCAGGCGCTGGCCACGGCCAAGGGCAATGACGGCATCGGCTGGGTATTGGTTTTCCTGAATGAGACGGGCGTGGACAAGCTGGGCAACAAAAGCCCTGTGCTGGCCGTGAAGCTGGCGTGGAACATGACTACCCTGAAGCAGGTCAACTGGAAGAACATAGAGGACTGGCAGCTGACCGAGCTGGCCGGGCTAGAGGGGCTTGGCCCCTTCGGCAAGAATGCAATTGCAGCCTACTGCAAGGAAGGCAGGGATACCTACGGCATCGAGTTTTGCAAGCGGGCAGGGTACTAGCCGATTGGATGGATAGAGATGAATACGCCACCAAAGATAATGGTTGATACAGGCATTGTTTCAATCGGTTGGGCCGATCCTGCATGCTGGACAGAAATTGATACGAATGGCCCCCTTGCCAATAAACTTCTCGTCTATCGGATAAAGGAGAGAAACACGCCGCGCGGAGGTGTTTCCTTAGAAAATTTGATAGCTGTTCAGGCCATAGGAAGGGCTGCCAGAAATGGGGATATTTTGTTTTATGAATATCCTGAGCTGGCATGGGAATCATGGTATGGGCTTCAGAGCTGGACTCCAAATTTGTCACCACTCTATGCCTTTCATTCTGTTAGATGGCATTCAGTCCCTTCTCCCCTTGAAAGGTCGAAGTTTTTTCAGTCAGACAATTGGGGCAAGGGAGATAACGTTGAGTTGTTCATGGATTTTCTTTTAAAGAATGATCCGAGACAGCTCAATGACTACGTATGTCGATCCGATAAATTTTCAGACTTTGAACGGCAGTCCATCAAAAGTCTTTCGTTGTTCCAACTGATGTGTGATGATAAAGTAATAAAAAGAAAGCGGGCACGGGATTGCTACCATTTATGGGCTTGCGAATGCAGCGGATTGGATTTTTTTCTTACAACAGATAGTAAACTTTTGGAGTCATATTCTACAGCCATCAAGGATAAGAAAATAGCTTTGTCCTGCAAGGTAGTGATGCCGAGAGGGCTTGTGGAACTACTCCATATTTCAATGGAAGGCATCTCAATTCCAGAACCCGGAAAAATGTTTTTGATGAGCGGAGAGGAGTATATCCCGAAAGGATGAGCCGCAGGGCAAGGTTATATGCCTTAGCGAAAAGGATTGGCGTACGCTCATTGACATCCGACATTGTGTGACATATTTTCTTTCCAAGGGTCATACAATGCGTGACACTTTAAAGGACCTGCGATGCGATTTTTCAAAAAGCCTTGGTTCCAGCGGTTTGCCGAAAAGGAAGGCATCTCGGATGATGACCTCAAGGCACTGGTGGCCGAAATGGAAGCGGGTACAATCCATGCCAGCCTTGGCGGATACGTCTACAAGCAGCGTCTTGCCCGCAAGGGGGCAGGCAAATCGGGCGGATACCGGACGCTGTTGTTCTTTCGGTCGGGAGAGCGTGTCTTTTTCATGTATGCTTTCACCAAGTCGGACAGGGCGAACATAACGCAGCGGGAACTGGTGGCCCTGAAAGATGCCGCCAAGGTGTATATGGAAATGACGCCCGCGCAGTTGGCCATAGCATTGAAAGCGCACGAGCTTGTGGAATTTTAGGAGGGCACTCCATGAACAAGGAATATTACAGCGAATTGCTCGAAGAAACGCACAAGGGCATGGAAGGGCTGCACAAGCTGGGCATTATCGATCAGAAGACCATGCGCCACTTTGACGAATTGTGCATCGTCCCCGCCCAGCCCATGAGCGGCGAGGAAATCCGTAGCCTGCGCGAACGTGAAGGCGTCAGCCAGCCCGTGCTGGCATGGTATCTGAACGTCAGCAAAAATCTCATTTCGGATTGGGAGCGCGGGGTACGACGTCCCGGAGGGGCAGCCCTGAAGCTGCTGAATCTGGTCAAGGAAAAGGGGCTGCAGTCCATAGCCTTGTAACGCAAAAGGGAGGAAGCCATTCCTCCCTTTTCTTTTTTCTGAAAAGAAGATGCCCGAGCCTACGCCTTGTCCGGCTTCACGGCCTTGCGATCAATGTACGCATCAATGCTGCGAACCGTTATCTGCACTCCCTTGCGGGAGCCGATACGGTACGCCTGCAGTTCCCCGGCGGCCACGAGCTTGTAGACCCATGAGTCGCTGCAGCCGATGCGCCGGGCGGCCACGAAGACGGGGACACGGGGGCCGTCCGAGGCCCGGTCGTAGGGGAGGTTGATGCGTTTTTTGGCCATGGCTACTCCTCAGTAGTCACTCCGACCGCGGATGAAGCCGGGTCTGTTACGGGAAGGCAGCTCCCGCGTCGGCATGGGACGGGCAGGCAATTCCCGCATCGGCATCGGGCGCTGGGGCTGCGGTTCCGCTCGCGGAGCTGGCTGGCGCTTGGCGGCGGTCGCTTCCTTATCCCATTCGACGATCATCTGGAAGCTGGGGAGCCAGCTGCCGTCGACGCAGGCATGGGCCATCATGCAGCAGTCGAGGTAGTGGTTGGCCTTGCGGTTCCTGATCCACGTCAGCTTGCCGTTACGGTCACGCACGAGGGATTCCGCAGAGAGCTGCGACGCGAAAGATTCGTCGGTCTTGCGATGCAGGGTCATGGGCTGGCGGGCGTCCGGCTCCAGCCGGGCAAAGATAAGAGACTTGAAGTAGTGCGTATCCAGCAGGTACAGCCACAGGCCGCCCGGAATCCGCATCCGGGAGCTGGGCAGCCTATCGATGCTGGTAGCGCGCACCGGGGTATGCGACTCGTGTGATGCTCCCTTGCAGGCAAAGAGGCGGCCAGCGCCGTGCCGGCGCACAAACGTATATACTTCTTCGGTGCGGGATACCACGTCTTCATCCGTCCGGGTACCACCGGAGTCAATGCCCGCACGCCAGATGGCAAGGCTCTTTCCGGCGTTGGGGCTGTTGGATTCGTATTCGTAGCGTGTTTCCAGCAGCGCGTGGACGGAATCCCAGTCTGTCAGGCGGCCATAATCGATCAGCACATTCGAGAGATCGGCCCGCCACGCAAAGACCACATACCAGAAACCACGTTTCTGAACGTCGATGCCTGCGGTCAGAGCGATGGCATCGCCCGGGACCGTCAGCGGCTCCAGCTCCCGATCACGGCGCTCGAGGATCAGGTCTTCGCGTGTCTCCATTTCAACGGCACGATAGGGGAGAGCCCACATCCCGTTGGTATATTGCTGTTTATCCTCCGGGCTGTCGGAGGCCTCGACGCGCATTTTAGCGGCCATGATTTCCGACAGGGAGACGGATTTGGACAATATGGCCGGCAGATAAAAACCGATACGCCGCGGGGCAGGGACCGGGGCTTCAGCTTCCCAGCGACCGTGGGCGACTGCCTGATCCCGCAAGTAGTCGGACCAAAGGAACTTGCAGGTCGAGCATCTGTAGCGCCCGAGCTTGCGACGCATGACTTCTTGTGGATTGCCGGTCTTTTCAACCAGCGCCAGCCCGGTTTCCGTCATGGGCTGATAGGTTCCGCAGGCGGGGCACCGGACATGGAAATGGCGAACCTCATCGCATTCGTCCAGCGCTTGCACAATGCTGCAGCTGTCCCCGCCGATGGGCTTGCTGACGCGCAGTATCTTGCTCTTGTGGTCGTAGCTTCGCGTCCGTTCGCGGAATTCCTCCACCGGCACACCCTGCCCGGAGATTTGCTTGTACAAGGCTTCTTCGTCGAGGAAGAGGTCTTGAATGGAAATCGAGGCGCGCTGCCCTTGCGACTGCGCGCTGGCCAAGAAGAGGTTGGTGCCGTCACGAAAGCTGATGCGGGTGGCCCGTACTTTCCTGAGCTGCGTGCGCACGGGGGGAGACGCCCGGAACATTGGGGTTAATTTATTGGCTACCACCTTGCTGATGGCATCGTCGTCCTGCATGGCCAGCATGCGCGGGCCGGGCCGCATGTCCACGCAATAGGCCAGTGCGGCATGCATGACCAAGGTCTTGCCGGTCTGGGCACTGCCGCAGACAACGACTTCTTTCACGCCGGGAGTGCTCCATGTATCCATGATTCCAGCTAGGTACGGATTCACGTCCCGCCTGTAACGCCCGCCCGCATAGGGACCATCCTTGACGACGATATTCTGCGACGCCCAGACAGACAATGAAATGTGCGCCCTGCGGCGAAAAACATGCCGCTCACCGGATGTGAATCGGAAGCTGGGCATCAATCTTCTCCATCAGGCTCCGCGCTCAAGGCGTTTTCGGTTTCATCGCCATAGGTAAATTCCCTGTCGGAATCCCATGCATCCATCCATTCCGCCGTTTCCTTGTCCCACCACTCCAGCAGCGCTTCCAGCCTGCTCTCGTCGCCGCTCACCAGCGCGATGATCTCCCCAGCTTTTCGGTAGCCAAAGTTTTCGATTTCGCTCTTGAAAAAAAGGGCTCGTGCGGACAGTGCCTCCTCATGCTCTGACCGGGGCATGAGCATCCCCATTTCTTTTTCGAGCTTGAGACGCGTGCGTTCGGCTGTGTACCGCTTCAACTCGGTATCTGCCGAAATACGGTCAACCGTGGCATTGGACAGGGCCTTGTTTTCGTGCTGGGTCAGAGGCGTGAGATTGGCCGCGGCATAGGCCAGCAGCGCCCCTTCCTCGAATCCCGCGTCCGTCTTGGCCACCTTGCGCGCCGAGACATCGCGGTTGAACTGGCTTTTGCTGATTTTGAAGCCGCTGTCCCGCAGGAAGTCGACAGCATCAAGCTGGGTCTTGAAAGTCCGCATGGCCGCACTACCTCCCTGCAGTCGTCGGGTTTCATCTTCCACCGCGGCCCGCGCGCGGTTGAACGCCGAAATGTTGTCCGGGGTCGGGTTCTCCTTCATCCGGCGCTTGCTTTCCTCCTTGGCCCGGATGAGGAAGGCGAGGTCATTGGCTGCGCTCTTTTCCGCCAGTTCCAGCAGGTCGAGTCCATCAGACATTGGAAGCCTCCATCTGAACGGGAGCGAACGGCTCTCCGGTTACGGTATTGATGGCGATGCCGCCCGTCAGTTCCTGCCAGCGCAGGATGATGACGTCAGCATACTTCGGGTCATACTCCATGAGATTGCAGCGCCGGGCCAGCCTGTCCGACGCGATGAGCGTGGTGCCCGAACCGCCGCACAGGTCAACCACCAAACCGCCCCGAGGGCTGGAATTGGCGATCATGCGCTCCACCAGCGCCACGGGCTTCATGGTCGGGTGCAGCTCCGAGCGCTGCGGTTTCGGCACCGAGATAATGCTGCTGGCCAAATCTTCCACCACCACGTCAGTGCCGCTGATCCGCAGGATGCTGTCGCCGCTGGCCACCTGCCACACGTTGTCGGAAACGCGCTGCACTACGGCCCCGGCGTAGTGCTCGAACAGCGACGTCTGCTTGCGATTGCCGTACCAATGGTGCTTTCCGGTCGGCTTCCAGCCGTACAAGATGGGCTCGTGTTGCCAATGATAGTCGCCGCGGCCCATGACCAGCTGATTCTTGCGCCAGATCAGGCAGCAGGCCAGCTTGAACCCAACGGCCCGGAAGGCGGAGCGGAAGGCCATGCCGTCGCCTGCCTCGCTGTGGGCAACGTAAATGGCCCCGCCGTCCACGAGCACGTCCGCGGCGGAGGTCAGCAGCCGACGCAGGAAGCCGTCGAACTGCTCCGGCGACATCTTGTCGTTTTTGATTTTCCCTGCCTTGCTGCTGTAGTCGACGTTATACGGGGGATCAGTCCAGACCATGTCCGCCTGCTCCCCAGACATGAGCGTCACCACGTCGGCGGCCTTGGTCGAGTCGCCGCACATGAGCCGGTGGATGCCGAGCTGCCAGACATCCCCCAGCTTGCATGTGGGCGTTTCCGGCACCGGCGGGGCGTCGTCAGGGTCCTTCTCACTGTCGGCCACCGCCCCCTGCAGGAAGATGTCCAGTTCTTTGTCGGCAAAACCGGTCAACCGCAGATCGTCCAGCTCCAGCCGCAGCTCGGCCATTTCCGCGCGCAGGGCTTCGTCGTTCCAGTCCGCCCACGTCGCGCTGCGGTTGACCAACAGCCGGAATGTCCGCACCTGAGTCGGAGTCAGATCGTCGGCAACAATGACGGGCACGGTCTCCATCCGCAGCTCGAGCGCGGCACGATAGCGGGTCTTGCCGTCAACGATTTCGCCGTCACCCGTTACCAACAAGGGAATCCGGAAGCCCCACTGGCGAAGTGCGTCCACCATCTGCGGCAACGCCTTGTCCGTGACCTTCAGCTCTCGGCCATAAGGCCGCAGCCGCTCCACCGGCCATTGTTCAATTTTCAGTTCTTTCATCAAGTACCCCTATGTATTTGACGGGCAGGCCCAAACTTTCAGCCTCCCTGATTTCCTTTCGCACGCCTACGCTGTCCTTCCACCCGTCAAGGCAAAGTACCCACAGCTCGGTCGCCCAATGCTGTAGGAAGCTAAGGTCGTAATCCTGCCAATGGACAAAGCCCCACAGCCGGCTTCCGGTTTCGGTCAGCGCCACCCCGTTGACAATCGGGCTGAAAATGGCCCTACCTCGCTTCAAGTGGGCGGATGTGAATTGCCATGCAAGCCGGTGCCGATAGTCACGCACGGCCTGCTCAGGGCTGCTGTAAGGCGACGCAAGATAGATTCTCTGGTCTTCATTCATCGTCATATCACCAAGTTACGTTAAGGAAATTTTGATCCGTGACCTTGTTACAGGGATTGAGAGATAGCCACTCCCAGATGATGTTATGAGCGTCACGGAACAGAAGAAACTCATGAAATTTTCCCGGGTTGCGCGCTGACCATTTGTTGTCGCAGCTCCAGTCAAATCCGATGCAATTACCTTCTTCATCCGTAAATCGCGTATACACAACCGGCATTTCGCGCCACATGGCATAGAACTGCAGGACCTCCGGAGGCGGTGTCGGACACCCGTTCTCTGCCAGCTTGATCCCGTGATAAGTGACAGGCCCCATCTTTTCGTCGCGCCCTTCTTCCTGCGAGGCCATTTCAGGCGACTGTCCTGTCCGCATTGCCTTGCGGATGCCTGCGGGAATGCCCGCCTGAAGCCACAGACGCAGATTTTCCCCGCGGGAAAAGGCTTCGCCCGGGTCCTTGCCCGCACCCGCGGGAACCGGCCAGCGCTTGGCACGAGGGAAGGTTTCCTGCCACCTCGGCCAGCCATCAGCGCCAGCGGCGTCGCAGTCGAGCGCCACAAGAATGCACAGGCATGACTGCAACTGCTCGTACACGTCCACCGGCAGCCGACGGATGTTGCTCGTCATGCTGGCCATGCAATGGAAAAGGTCACCGGCGAGGATGTGCAACAGGATGGCGTCCAGCTCGGATTCAACCACGACGGCCACGGCCTGTTCGGGACGGGGATTCATACATGGCAGCCACAAAACATCCATGCTGCTACCCTCGACCACATGATACTTGTGCTCGGGGCGGAACAGCTGCTGGTCGGCATCAAGTCGACGGATGCGAAGGCGCTGTACATCCTCGCCGGACAGTTGCGGCACCACGATTCCGCGGGGCAGCCAGAACTGCTTGTCCTTGCCGTCCTTCCGCTTGACCGGAGGTAGTCCCCAGACGGCGCGCGGACGGATGATGCAGTTTCGGCCCTTTTCGCCCGGGTTGTAGCCGAGCCGGTAGCGCCGAGCACTACCGGCGTCGATGCCGCGGGCAGCCAGCCACGCCAGCTGCTCGGGAGCTTTCCGCAGCTGCTCTGAAGCCCACGCGACGAAATCATTGGCCCGGGCGCGCCATTTGGCTGTATCAAGTTGGGGTTTGGCCCCCTCATCCGGACGGACGGGCTCGAAAGGCTCGACTGCCTTTTTCTTCGTCAGCGCCGGTGCGCGCAGGTTGGCCACCGGCGTGACACCAACCCGCTTACAGGCGTCGCCGTAACTCATGTCCGCGAAGTCACGCAAAAATTGAATGCCATCCCCTTTCGCATCGCACTGGCGACACCAGTAATGGCCGCGTCCCTCGCCCTCGTCCGGCCAAATCTGGAACCGATCTTTCCCCCCGCAGAATGGACAGGGACTTGCCCATTCGGTGGCTGTCTTTTTCACAGGGGAAAATCCATACTCGGAAAGCAGGTCAACAAGGTTCGCCGGCATGCGTTTTTCTCCTAACGGCTTAGAAAGTCCTGCCTAATATCCTTGCTTTATCTATCTATTTTTATTTATTAAAATAAAAAACATGACATTATGACAAAGACACGGGAGCATATACCCAAAACGCCATATACTTAAACGCATTGGCCCCCTTAGAAGGTTGTCCTTTCATCATGGCGCACCTATCCCATCATGATAAAAGTATATTTTGCTAGGCGCTTCACTTTTCCGAATATCCTAGCAAGGGCGTAAGGGCATATCGTCAGACACTCTTGCCCGAGGGACGGAAGCGTTCTCCTTCCTCAGACAGCTGCACCCCATAGTAGTAGGTATGACCGCCTACCTTGCGCCGCTCTACCTTGGACGATAGCTGACGCCCGAAGAGGTGCATGGACGGAATGGACTTGGGTGAAACATACTTGCGGTACCAGCCCTGATAGACCTCGTATAACTCCGTCGCGTTGATCCGATCTTCGGGCTCGGGGGTTTCCTCGAGACACTGCTCGATGAAGAGTTGCATCGTGTCTTCTTCCACCCGGTATTGCCCGGTGGCCTGCGTGATGCATGCCGGCGGTTGAAGCCCCTCAGCCTGATACTTGAGGCAGCCACGGACCAGCCAAGCAAGAATGCCGGCCAGTTCCCCCTCCAGTTCCTTCTCAAGTTTGGGATTTCTCGGACGGTCGAATTCACCCTTGGGCTGGTCAACGAATCGGTAGGGAAAGTTGAACAGTTTGAGGCGTTCCCAGAAAGCCGTATCATGCGCTGGGGCACGGGGCAGGAAGTTGGTCAGCAGGAACAGGGTATGCGTAGGCCGAAATTCGGTGTTTTCTTTATCCCAAAGATAGCGGCCCGTTAGCGAGTCGGAACCGGAGAGCAGCTTGACCTGCGAAGTCGAAAATCGCCTGTTCTCATTGGTTTCCGACGCCCAGACAATCCGCAGTCCCTTCAAGTTCATGATGGTAGGGCTGGCCGAGTCCGGGTCCTTGGGTACGTTTCGGTCCAGTAACATTTCGGCTGGCACCGGCCCCATGTACGGTCCCAGCGCCTTTTTCAACGTCTCCATGATGACGGTCTTCCCGTTGCGCCCCCGGTCCCCGTAAAGCATGAGAAATAGAGGCTCGGATGACATCCCCGTGATGGCATAGCCAAGCACTTTATGGAGGTAGTCCTCGACGCCTTCGTATGCGCCGAGGATTTCGGACAGGCTGCGCTCCCACACCGGAGCTGGCTCGTCCAGTCCTTTCCACTCGATGGGGCAGGCGCGCCTGATGTAGTCCGATGGTCGCCCCGGTCGATGTTCCCCTGTTTTGAGATCGACCACGCCGTTAGCCACGCCCAGCAGCCACGGATCGACATCCCACACGTCCGGTCTGGTGATGAGGGGGTCCGTGTTTGCCAAGGTGAACTTGAGGCAGGCATTTACCCCACGGGAAGTATTCAGGTAGCTGGCCCGCTTCCGAAGACGCTCGGCGGAGAAGGAGAGGCGCGTTGCCTGTTCTTTGTCGCCGGCGTCGCTGGCTTCCTGCGCCAATTTTTCGTAGTGGGCCGCAACCTCGCGGTATTTGACCCCGACCTCATCCACTGACGCTTCCACCCGGTGGACATGCGTCTGTTCCCAGAACTGGCCAGCCCACTGGAACCACGTCTTCGTCTCGGGTACATAAACAAATTTTCCTCTGAACAGCGCCGAGTGCAGAATGCCATCCCCCTTTTCAGCGAAGCCAGCGCACTTGGCCACGAAGTCCGGGGTGACGGTTTCGAGCGGCTTGTCGACTCGGGCGGCTTGTTCCTCAGTCACCACGGCGGCCACTCGGGCGGCCATGGCATCTAGCTGAGATTCATCCACGTCGTGTGGCATGCAGAAATCCTCCGGAGCGTAGACCTCTCCAGTTTAAGTTCCGATTTTTAGCGAGGTTCATTCCCAAATTCCCATTGAGCAAAACCCAAAAAATCCCCGACCGCATGGGCGACCGATTCGGCCCCTCGAGCTGGCCCCTTGGAAGGACCCATGGGGGGTAGGCGGTAGACCACTCCGACAGGATGTTTTGCGCTGTCTTCCTCAGAGTGAGGGGAGCGGGGAGCGAGGAACGGCACCCCCCCAAGGCGCTGCGCGCTTGGAAGCGGATGCGCTCACTCATCGTTGAGTGGAGGGCGTAGATGTAGCCAGAAGCATGGCTTTGGATGGTGGTAAGCATGCCCAGACGACGTGTGCCATGGTGGCCGTGGACACTTCGTTGAATAGTAGGATAGGTGAGCGCGCCCTTCCAGATGCAGGGCAGGTGAGTAAAGGCATGAGAGGTAAGCGCAGAGAATGCACTTAGGTGAGGACCAATCCCCCGATGTGGGGAGAGGGTGGGGAGAGGAAGGATGAAGAAACAGAAAAAGGACTTGTGCCCATAAGACACAAGTCCTGTATTTCCAAGTGGTGCCGGGGGACAGAATTGAACTGCCCACACGGGGATTTTCAGTCCCCTGCTCTACCAACTGAGCTACCCCGGCTCGACAGGGAGAGTAACTACGCAAACTCTCCCGTCTTGGCAAGCTTTTTTTCGCTTTTTTTCCGAATTTTTTTCGAAATGTCTCTAATACGCGGAAAACGTATGAGAAAAATCAGCTATTGGACAGGCACGATGCTCTTGATGATCACGGGCGTTTTCGGGACATCCTGATAGGGGCCGTAGCTGCCGGTGGATACGCTCTTGATGCGGTCCACGACGTCCTGCCCCTGAATGACCTTGCCGAACACGGCATAGCCGTAGCCGGACGGCGTTTCGTTCTTGTGGTTCAGGAAGTCGTTGTTCGCCACGTTGATGAAGAACTGCGCCGTGGCGGAGTCGGGATCGTTGGTACGGGCCATGGCGATGGTGTAGGCGTCGTTCTTGAGGCCGTTCCCGGCTTCGTTGACCACGGGCTTGCGGGAGTTGGCCTTTTCCTGCATGTCGGCGGTATGGCCGCCGCCCTGAATCATGAATCCGTTGATGACGCGGTGGAAGATCGTGTTGTTGTAGAAGCCGGATTTCACGTAATACAAGAAGTTGCTGACGGTTTTGGGCGCTTTCGCGGGGTTCAGTTCAACGACGATGTCGCCCATGCTGGTTTCGATTTTGACTTTGGGCAGGGGCGCGGCGGCATGGCTCTGAACGGGCAGAAGGCTCGCGCCAAAGCACAGGGCGAGCGCCAGAACGGCGATACGGATGCTCTGCATGATTGTCTCCATAAAATATGAAAGAGTCCGCCGGATGCGGCGGCTCCCCCTAGTATAGGGAAGAGGATGCCGCTTGAAAAGCGGATTACGCGCATTCCCCGGCTACAGCACTTCCCAGTCCCTGACGCGCAGTTCGACCGAGGCGATGCCGTTGTAGGCGTTGATGCCCGGCGTATACGCGAGCCGGATGCGCTGCCCCTGTATGCTTTCGGGGATTTGATCCGCCTGCCGCCATGCCTTGGCCTGCAAGGTGATGCCGGAGCCTTCTTCCGTCACCTCAAGCGAGATGTGTTCGCGGGAATGGCCGAACGCCTTGCGCTTTTTCACCCGCAGGGGCAGCGAGGCGAAAATGGGCTCGGGGTTGCCGATGCCGAAGGGCTGGAGCAGTTCGAGCCCCTTCAGCACGGTAAAATCCGAGGCCTGCGAAAAAGGCATTTCCGCATCAATCTTCAAGGATGGCGTGAGCGGTGCCTCCCCGAGCTCCTCCCGGATGACGGCATCGAAACGCTCGCGCAGTTCGTCCAGACGGCCGGGAGCGATACGGAGCCCTGCGGCCTGCCTGTGCCCGCCAAAGCCGAGCAGCATGTCGGCGCAGCGCGTGAGGCCCGCGTGGAGGTCGAATTCCGGAACGGAGCGGCCTGATCCTTTCAGGCTTTCCCCGTCGGAACAGAGAATCAGCACTGGGCGGTAGTAGACTTCCACGATACGCGAAGCCACGATGCCGATGACGCCCTGATGCCAGTCCTTGCCGTACAGCACGAAGCCCAGCCGTTTTGGGTTGGCCTCGGCCTGTTCAAGCGCTTCTTTGTAGATGCGGTCTTCTTCGGAACGGCGCTCGTCGTTCAGGGAGGTCAGCGTTTGGGCCAGTTTGGCGGCCTCGTCGTGCGAGGGTGTGAGCAGCATGTCGTGGGCCAGCGTGGGGCTGCCCAGACGCCCGGCGGCGTTGATGCGCGGGGCGAGGTTGAAGACCACCTGTCCCGCGCCGAGGGCCGCCACGGGGGAAAAGCCGCTGGCCCCCTTGAGCTCGGCGAGGCCGGGGCGTTTGGCCTCCGCGATTTTGAGCAGGCCGTTCTTGACGAGGATGCGGTTCTGCCCCGTGAGCGAAACCATGTCCGCCAGCGTGCCGAGTGCCACGAGGTCCAGCACCTGCCGCATGTCCATGCGCTTGCCCGACATGGCTTCCAGCTTGCCGTTGAGGGCGGCCATGAGGAAGAAGGCCACGCCCACGCCCGCCAGATGCGGACAGGGGTTGTCTTCGCTGAGGCGCGGGTTGGTGATCGCGTGGGCGGGCGGCAGCTCCTCGGGCGGCATGTGGTGATCGGACACCACCACCATGAAGCCCAGCTCCCTGGCCCGTTCCACGGCCTTCACATCGCTGATGCCGCAGTCCACGGTCAGCAGGATGCCCGGCCCTTCTTCGGCGGCGAGGCGTTCGATTTCAGGGATGTTGAGGCCGTAGCCTTCTTTCCGCCTGTCCGGGAGGTGTACCGTGGAGGGCACGTCATGGAAGCGGAGCGTTTGCAGGATGAGCGTGGCACCGGTGATGCCGTCCACGTCGTAGTCGCCCCAGATGAGCACGTTGCGGCCTTCGCGGATGCCTTGTTCCAGCGCGTCGACCGCTTCCTGCATACCGGGCCAGCAGTCCGGGGGTGCGAGGTGGCGCAGCCCCGGCGAGAGGAACGAATCCATTTGAGCGGAAGTTTCCAGCCCGCGTTGCCAGAGCAGGTCGGCTACGACCTGAGGGACACCCAGCTTGTCCGCCCATCCGGCGGGGCAGGGACCCTTATCGGACTGGTTGCGGAATTTCCATATTTTCATGGTGATACCAGTGTGTTGGATGTTGAGCTC